AAGGAAACTAATGCTGCAATCTTCTGCAAATCAAGTATTATATTCAACGAAAAATATAAGGAAAAGGTTAGAATTTTCACTCAAGATCGTAAAGGATTTGATAATTTCTATCGAGTACCCAAAGAATTATGTATATTTGTGCCACCTAATGAATTTAAAAAATGAGTTTTGACGTAGTAAACAAACCAAAGCATTACAATCAAGGAAGTGTAGAATGTCTAGAAGCCATTGAGGCATCTATGACCAAAGAGCAATTTGTAGGATACCTCAAAGGAAATATCCAAAAATACTTGTGGAGATTTGAGCACAAGAATGGGATAGAAGATCTGAAGAAAGCAGAGTTCTATTTGAGCAGATTAATCATATCATACCAAAGAGAATGAAACTCTATTGGACATATAGCCGTATAGATTTAAAAGTTTGTGACGTACACAGACACGAAAAAGGTAAAGTAAGATTTACTTCTGAGAAGTATCACGTTGGTGGGCTTAATAGAACGCCTATCTTTACGCATTGTATATGTCCGACTGGTAAACTACATACCTTGGAATATTGTCCTGGTTCAGAGATACATCTCGCTCTTATTGGGGGACTTGATAATGACGATAGATTCAAGAATACTGCTACTAGAGAGCAGTTATTTACCCTAGGGAATATTTGCAGATTTTACTTATCTTTGGGAGACCCAATCACAGAAGGTGATTTATCAAATTTTGATTTAGAATTATGGCTAAGAGCAATAAACAAATAATTGAACAAGAAGTTATTGAACTTCAAAAATTAATTTCTTGGTGTGAGTATTACTCAGCAGTAGGAAACCCAATCGAAGCAAACAAAACACAAAAAGAAATTGAAGACCAAAAGCGAAAAATCAACGAGCTTAGAGAAACTCTCGGAGTACCTAAAAGCAAATAATATTTCTGAGGCCGAAGCCATTGAGAAACTCCAGGTTCAAGGTTTTGATCCTGCGAAAGACTTTTATGCTACTCTAGTCTCAGCATCTAAACAATTGATGCAGAAAGTCCGGGATGAGATGCTCGACCTCGATGACCCATATCAGAAGGGTCTATTTCAATTACTCCAAGCAGGAGATAAAATCAATAAGAGTTTGAAACTAGCGAAACTAGAAGCCTATCCCGAAGATGAAAATCTAGAAGAGGAAGGTGGTTTCTTGGATCGTGTATCACAAAGAAAATGAAGGCATCCAAATTTGAATACGAAAAATGGTTTTCGAAACATGGTCTAAACCCGAACGCAACACAAAAGGAAAAAGAACTTTGGTGGGGCAAAGAGAAAGAGTATTGGGTCGAGGGTCGTTTTGGTTTGGTTGGGCCTCACTATTACTCATTGACTCAAGGCTTCGTGAAAGACGCCAGAGGTTTCAAAAAGAGACCGATTTGGCGAGATATAGATGATTTAATCTATAACGGATACCTAGAAGCAAGACGAACCAATCACGATTTATTTATAACAAAAAGGCGTGAGGTAGGTTTGTCATTTATATTTGGGGGAATTATTCCGATGTGGATTGCAATGACTAATCCAGGATCAACATCCTTGATAACATCGGCAGACAAGAAACGTCTGGAAGCATTATTTAAAGATAAACTTCGTGTAGTATATGATGAATTTGATGATTACGCTCGGCCTGGTATTGTATCAACTAGACAAGAAGGTTACTTACACCTTGGGCGAAGAGATACAAAGACAGGCCGTGTTACTGGTTTGGACTCTCAAATCATTACTAAGGAGACCGTAGATACTCCAACAGCATTTGAGGCATATCGTGCAATGCACGTTTTTATTGACGAGTGTATGCTCCATCCCAAGGCAGATAAGGTTTACAAATCTGCTCAGGCAAGTACCAAGTCGGGGTTCGTAAAGGTTGCTCCAATTGTCATCGGAGGAAGTGCCGGAGAGGCAACTTCAATTGGCCAGAAATTAGCCAAAACTTTGTGGGAAAATGCCGAAGAATTGAAGATACTTACCCTCTTTCTTCCTGGTAATCAAGGGATTATGGAAGCACCCGAATTAGACATAAATGGGAAAGAAACTGGCAAAATTCTGAACTTCTGCCCCAATGGTCACAGCGATGAGAAAGCCGCAACCGAATGGATTATGAAGACAAGGGAGACGCTAGATAAACTAGAAGATAAGTCTTACCTCAATTCATTTATCAAGCAATACCCATTAGAAATCAATGAGGTATTTTCTGTTGCTGGTCATGGTGCTTTTCCAAAACATATTATGACTAAGTTGGATAATCAAGAAAGAATTATCCTAAGCACTCGGCCTCCGATTGATCGTTCTTATTTAATCTATGACTACGATGGGACAATCAAAAAGAAAGCAGAGATAACAAGTGCTATGTATTTCTTGGAAGAACCAAGAGATGGACATACTTACATTGCAGGTATTGACCCTATTCCATTCAACTCTAAGAATATGGGAGATGGTTCTAACCAAGCAATTGTAATTAAGGATATTGATACCAATAGATATGTAGCTCACTATTCGGAAAGGGACTCAGACCCTGATATGATTGTAAAGAATATGATACTTATGCAAGAGTATTATAACAACGCAATCGCAATGATTGAGATTAACCGTGGTGGTGTTGTAAAGCAAAAGTATAAAGACGCTGGTAAACTGCATCTATTGGCCAAAAAACCAATCTTCCTAGGTAAGGGATTTTTTAAGGACGATGACTCCGTAGGATATTATAAAAACGATATCACCGCAGAACGAGGTAACTCTTATTTAATTGATTACCTGAACACTTACTGCGATGATATTTGGTTTCTTTCAATGATTACCGATTTAAAAAACTATTTGATTGATAATACAGACTTAGCAGATGCTATGGTAGCTTGTGAGATAATGCATAAAAACATTGTCAAGAAGTCGGAGAAATCAAAACCACAAGAAATCTTAGTAAAAGAAATACCCATCCTCAAGTTTATCAATGGTAGATACACAAGAGAATGGGTTAAGGTAAATATCAGTAAGTAAACAAACTCAATTGGTTGGGTTTTATCAACTCAATTAGTTTCCTACATTCGTTTTCAAAGAATCCGTAATTCAAATTAGCCATATTAAAGGCATCCTTTTTGTTGAATGGGTATGTCTGATACCCTTCACATAATTGGTGCTCTCTGCCGTCCTTATTTATCTTCAGAGATACACCTCCCTTAATAACAGGGATGAAGCGATATATCTTTCCGAAGTTCAATCGTTTCTCACGATCTCCATCAAGATAAACAAACTCGGAGTGCCATCCTTTGGTTGCCTTATATCGACCACAGAAGTCTAGAATGTTTTCGTGTTTGCGTAGGGTCTCAGATACCGGAGTCCCATTCACAAAGTATTCACGAACTGCTAGGGGAACAACCATATAAGAGTTATCCTTATGCCAATCCTTTTTAGTTTCAAATGCTCCCTTCTCTTTAATCTTACCATTCTCACCAACTGCAATGTAATTGTTTACATCTCGGATAATCATCTTTGCATAATCTGCATATTCCAAAGTCAATTTGGTCTCAGCCTCCCATCTCTTACAGATTTCAAGTATCTCAGCCTCTTGCTTACGAGGTACACTTACAGTAACACCATCAGTATTTACTTGGAGCAACTCAGCACCAGCCAATACCAATCGTTCTACAAGCATAGAGATGAACAATTGTCCATTCACGGTAATGGCATAGAACACGAACGGATCGTAGAAACAAGACACATCAGAACCAGTCTTACCAAACATTCCATTCAACGCTAACTTCAATGCATCGCTCGTCAACGTATCTCCTTCCTGCTGTGCTTTAACCCTCTCTTGGAAAATATCAGAGTACACCTTGACAAATACATCTTGCTTCATTTGGCGAGGGTGTAAACGATTTTGAATAAATAGATTTGGATAGTATGATTTTACATCAATGTCTAAAATTTTATATGTTTTACTAGAAGTATATACTCCAGGGGGTACACATCCGTGTATACCACCAACACCATAATCCAAACGCATCTCACCAAAGTTTACAGAAAAACTAAAACTCTTTTTCTGTTGGGCGATTCTCTGGACCCTAATGTTGTTGTCCCGGAACTTATCCAACAATTCGTTAGTGCTTATTCCTGTGTTAAGTCCTTCGACAAACTTTTTCAGAAACGTAGAAGACGATGTTGTATCCTTCATTAAGGTCAACAACTTATTAAATTGAGGTGTCTCAAACTTTACGTTGGAAAGAATAATCTGCTTCAAAGGTACATCTGCTCGTTTACCTCTGATTTCTGTTAATTGTCTTACTGGTATTCGCATTGCTTCAGATAAATATTTTAAAAAGATAGACTCACCGATAACTACATCGCTCTTATTTAACACTTTAAGGTTGTATTTCTTGCCAATTCTCTTACGTAATTCAACTTTTTCGTTGCATAACTCATAAAAGTATGCAGTAAATTCCACATCATTTTTGTTGTAGGCAATCACATTCTCTAGACTAATCTTATCAATCTTTGAGGTGTGATCCAAAGGCATATCCATTACGTTATCCCATCCGCAAGAAACCTCCAAGGCCTTCAAAGAAGTACTGCGAGATTTGTTATCGTAGTGATTCAGTAAATACAAATCCAACTGAGGTATCTCTTGTGGCAAATAGGATCGCTTCTCTTGAGAAATAATCTGTTGAGCCAACGCATAAATCTGTTGGGCAGTATGAACCTCATCTTCCATAATTGCACGGACAATGGGCCAGTCAAAGAATACGTTATTAAAGCCAACCATACCAGCTTTCTTGTCTTTCAAATCTCTCAGATAAATTTGGAAAGCATCCAAATCTGAGCCCAAACTCTCATCACCAATTACAAAGATGTCCATCTCCTTGGTGTCAACATTCATACCTATGTAGGTAAAACAATTACTAAATGTTTCAATATCGTATACTATTATCATTTCTTAGTTTATAAATATAGTTTGTTGTATAAATTATTCCTTGTGCTGTCTTCAGTTCTATGTAAAAATACTTTTCAATTTTTAACCAACCTTCGCATACTAAATCTATTTGCTTGTCATTGTAAATCAATACCTTCTTGACCATCTTCTCATAGAAGTGTGGACTGAGGTTGAATTCCTGAACCTCTTCCCCACGCTTCTTGTGTAGAGAACAAATCATTCTCATCTGATTGTATATCATGTTTTAAATTTATTAATGAATTAAATTTACCGTCCTCTGAATATTGACCACTACCTCGGTCAAATTCGTAATCTACTCGCCCAAGTTTTCCTCGGAAGTGCCACTTGATTTTTTGGATGTGAACTTCGACTGGATCTTTCTGACCATTTTGGAATGAACGATGGACCGCCACACCCCAATCAGGCACATTGAAAAAATGATGAGATCCACTAATATCGTAAAGCCTAGGAACATTATACCCAGCGGATGTTCTATCCATTTTTCTAGGATGGGCAACCAAAACGACCAATACATTATTCTTTACTGCAAATTTCTTCAAAGTTCGTAATAAAATACCAATCTTTTCATTCGAACTATCCTCAGTTGAGTCATTTTCTATGTAATTAAAAGGATCGAGCAATAGACAATCAATACCATGGCGTTTGATTAGGGTCTCACCCAATCTCAATAAGTTACCCAAGGTATAGTCCTCCAAGGTTTCTACGTTGTAAAACCAAAAATGATTACTGATTACTTGCACAGCGTGTTCTATTTCAACTGAGTTCATCGAGCTTAGAGGCTTACCTAATAATTGCTCGGACATACGAGTAATCTTCAATGGTGCTATGTTCTCTGGAGAGAATACACCGAACTTCCAATTCTTCAGATAGGACAGGCGAATAAACATATAGTCTAACCACGTTGACTTACCCGAACCAGGAATACCTGTGACTACACCTAACTCACCACGATTCCAAGAGATATGCTCATCGGTCTCAGACATCCCTACAAGCGATCCTACCGGATAACCATCCTTGTGATACGATTGTATAGTAGAGAGATAATCTAATGCAGAAGAGATTTCTGATATAGGTAGAGGCTTGGCATTCTCAAATAGGCGAGTGATAAAGTCTTGGCCGTATCTCTTAAGACAATCGTTAGCATCCTTCTCATTCTCAGGGAACTCGATGATACGAATATCGGCAGATGTAAACCTACGAGCTAAGTCTTCCTTTAGTTTTCTTCCAGGCTCATCGTTATCTGTAGCAAGGTAGATTACCTTCTCGTCAAATAGTTCATAAGTAGAATCCAACCAATCAAGGTTATTATTGTTTTTACTAGCACCATTCGGAACAGAAACTGCTCTGAGACCCGATTGATGCCAGACCATAGTTTCTTCTTCGCCTTCGCATATAATAACATAATGACTATCCTTGATTGCATCGATATTATATGGAATCTTTCTTGCGTCCTTGACCATCTTGAACTTCTTGTCAGCGGTCTTGAATTTGATATTGATGAGTTCTCCATCTAAAAAATAATTGAAACAAATTACACGATGTTCCTTCTGATCCTGAGGCATCCATTCCTTGGACTCTGCAATACCAAAGTATTCAACAGTCTCCTTGGAGATTTTTCTTTTCTCAAAGTATTCATAGATGCCTTCAGTCTGAATTGGTTGCTTAGGTTCGGGCCTCACATACTGATTAACCGAACCACTCCAACCACAATGGTGACACTTCCAAACTCCGGTATCTATATTAACACCAAGAGATGGGTCAGCCTTTTTCTTACGTTGATGGGAACACTTAGGACATAGTGTTTTAACTTCTCCACTCCATCTGTCCCGGAGATCAATTCCTAATTTAACTAACTTGTCTGCGTTCATACTTATCCTCTATCCATTTAACTGCCTCATTGAAACTTTCTTTAGTAGTAATAACATTACCCTCTGCTGAATATATTCTGAACTCATCTTTCTTATTTACCGTTGCCTTAACAATTCGCTCAGGGTAGGTGATAATAATTTTGTTTCCACTTTCTTCGTCAACAGTTATGTAATTGATAATCTTACCTACCCAATTTTGGTGAATGTAACCCATCGTCATACCCTGTGAGATATACGGACCTCCGCTTGGATCTACGAAAGAATATCGTTTGGATTGAAAATCTTCTTCTGAGTCCCATCCATAGCGACAATATTTACCACCTTGCATAAGGTATTTGTTCTCTTCGAGTTGGGTAAATGTAATTACATCGTTGTGACGATTACTAAATTGTATCTGCATCCCACTCGCCTCTTTTAATTGCCAACAATACTGTTACGAATGAATCTATTGTATAGAACTTAACTTGATAATCGAATATAGTACCATACCATTCGTCTCCGTTATCAGAGTCATCATTAGATAACATAAATTGTATATCACCAATTTGAAAAACAAAGTAGTGGTATACATGGTCGCATCCAGATGCCTCAGTTGTTACGGTTTTTCTTGCGAACCCGAATTCCTTCGTGATTCTCAACGCTTCTTTTAGTGTCATAATTATTAAGTTGTTTTAAAATGTTTTCTTGAAATTCATTGAAGTCTACCATAGTGTCTGGATAACAAACACTTTGAGCTTTAGGGTTATGCTCACAAATACTTTCTTTGATTACTCTTAATTCTATAATTGCCATATGTTTCTTTTTACACATTAACGCATTGATTTAATCTTGCTAATATACTCAGAATCTGATGCATATACGCCATTGATTCGGGTCAAATAATGATCTTGAATATGTATATAGCACTTAATATTATCCTCATACTTATCATACTTGGCATACACTCCGTGCTTACCTATTACATATTTACATTTATGATGCACAATGCCAAACATATTCTTGGCATTCTTTCCTACATTACTCTGACCAAGATTCGATTCCAATCTTGCTTGAGCCAACGCTACGTTGGGTAAAACGCAACCATTCTCATGCAGACATTTAACAATACCCTCTTCTGTTAGTTCAACATCTTGTACAGAATTTTGTACCTCAGGGTGTACAACCTTGTAGATTATTTTAATTGTCTCAGGTTTAAGTAAGTACAATGTAATTACACAAATGGTTATCACCAAAGCCAAATAGGATATCCATTTGTAGTTGTTCCGAACTGGGACAAGTTCAAGTTGTTCGTTTAATTTGTAAGTCATATCTGTGATAATTTATTTAAAACGATATAGAACAAGTATACCGAATACGTTAAAAAGCAAATATATGCGATATATATAATATTTTGTAAAGTTTTTTTCAGAATCATACTAAAAGATTGTCTTTGTCAAAGTTCCATGTTTTAATTGCAGCCTTCCAGGACTTCATCTTATTCTTTCCAATCATCCAATTCTTGGCCTCATAAAAGTTCCAGAACTTGTCTGCTTGTTGCTGATAATTACGAACCCTCTGACTCTTCAGCTCTTCAGTTACTTCTTGTAATGATGGAGGTGCAAATCGTTTACTCTGAGACCCTTTAATTTTCTCAAGAGTTTCCACGACTGCCTCATTGGTTTTCCATCTTGGTTCTATCTGATCCAAAATGTACTCGAACAATTCAACTATTTCTTTGCTCATATTTTTCGAATGCTTTGGTTATAATTAAATTTTGATACGGATAATTTTCTTTTTGTTTTTTCCATACATCAACTATGCGATGTGTTCTAATTACTGATGTATGATATTTCAATCGACAGATGTCTGCGATTTCTTGTCTTGTTTTTTCTGTCAGTTCACACAGCATATAGATGTATATCTGTCGAACAATAACTTCTTCTTTTTTCTTAGTTCTTTTTTGTTCCCAATACTCTCTTGGGATACCAACAACATCTTCAAGACATTCAAGTATTGTCTCTCTTATTTCTCTATCTATTTTACTTTCTTGCCTCATAAATTGGATTGTTTAAAACTTTTTGAATTGTACTAGCATAGAACTTACCGCCCTTGTTACCATTGATACCACTTGCATTTAATGTCTCAGCAATTGTTCGCATTGACATACCTTGCTGACGATAAGAGAATATCTGATCAACAATTTGGAAAGCCTTTGGGTCTCGGATTAATTTACCATCCTCAACTACAAAACCAAGGGGAGCATAAGGACAATACACTTGCTTATTCTTTTTGAGATTCGCCTTAACCGAACGAGTATGCTCTCCTGTTACATCTGACTGATACTCGGCAAACACAGCCATAAGATTTCGCATAGCCTTACCGGATGAACCACTCATCTCCGGTTCCTCTAATGAATAGAACTTAACCTTCTTCTTCTCAAGGTCAGCCATATGATTAATAAAGTCCCGGAGATTACGAGCAAAACGAGTAGAGTGCCATACAATTAACACACCGATACCGCCTTGGTTTATTCTATTAAGCATTGCCTGGAAGCCAGGACGATTCGTATTTTTTCCACTAAAACCTGCATCTTGGAAAATATTTTCCAATATAAGCCCTTTGGCTTTTGCAAACTCTTGGATACGAGCAATCTGATTATCAAGGGATGTACCCTTATCAGCTTGCATATCGGTTGATACACGGATATAACCTATTGCTTTCATTCTAATAAACGACTTAGTTTTTTTCTTATGTAATCTTTTTTGCTTATGCTTCTCTTAACACATATATCATTGAGATACTGATAGATTTCATCTCGCAAGAATATGTTAATCTCTTCTCTTGGAACATACTCTTTAGCCTTCTGATTCATCAAAGCATTTTTAATACTGCTTTCTATTCTTAATGAGATAATGTCCTCTACTCTTTTCTGAGACCCAAATCTATCTATCAGAGCATCGTACATTTTCTTGGTGACTTCTATCTTAATATATTTCATCTTCTAAATCTTCTTGCTCATCATATACTTCTACAGATATTTCTTCCAATTCAGGATAGTGTTCATCCGTAATAAAAACCAATCTTAGTTCATAAAAAGATTCAGTTGCTAAAACCTCGTAGGCAAAAATGTGCTTAAAACTCTCATCAGTCATAATGTCATTGTAAAGGGTTTCAGCCTTCTGATTAATATGTTCTATGTAATCACCCAATGACATAGAATCTATCGGAATCTCATCGTAGTAATCCAGGATAAATGAATACCTACCCTTGAGTTCTTGTTGAGTGAATGGATTGTAGTCTACGAACCCTATGGTCAGTATCGCATCGACTATAGGGCTATTGAAGTTATTATCTCTTTGCATAATTGATAGGGGATTTGTGATCTTAAATACGAACCTTTGAGTCCTTGAGTTCCGGTACGACTGCCACGAGGTGCAGAGATATGGCAAGTATCACCATTCTTACAAGCAGGGCGTGGTGTCCAATCATAGTTATTGGTCCAGATGTCTGTAGGTTTCATACGAGAATCTCCGTACTGACAATAGGTAACTGTGTGGCGAGTGTGCAATATGTTATTCCATAAATCTAGTTTACGCATCATACCACGAGGGTTTTCGATGTGCCATATTAGATTGGGATTCAACTGCTTAAAGTGTTCAACAATGTCAATTGTTTTCTTGAGGATTTGCAAACCCATAATGGCTGCTATAGTTTTGGGTCTCCGATTCATATCCCAATGCTTACCTATAGAGGCAACAGAGAATGTAGTACATGGAGGAGATGCCCATATGACATCAGGAACCCAAGGCACTTCGTTCGTGTCAAACTTGTTAATGTCTACAACATAGTCAATGCCGTCAAATTGTTGCCAATCAGAGGAGAACACATCGTGTCCTAACTCGTCACATACCTTGCCGATGGATCGGCTACCTGCGAATAATTCTAATACTTTCATTGGTTACCTCCTTGTATTTTATCACGCATCCATTTTGCACCATTATAATACGCTACATCCTCTGAGTTGAATTCACTAAGTTGATTCTCTGAGATTATCTCCTCATCACTTGGTAGTTCGATTGGTCTTATTTCATTCATAAGATGTTCAATATGCAGTGGCGTGAATTTGTCTGTTTTAATTAGCATTGTTTTTACTTGTTCTTCTGTGTATAGTTTCATTGTCTACCTCCTTTGTATATGTAGATAGTATCACATTTACCGTCTTTACACTTAACTTCAATAGAAGGTTTAATGGGTTTATTTGATCTTTCACCAATTTCTTCTCCTACTAATAAACCTATTAGTACACTTAATGACATAAATGCCAAAATTAAAGAGTTAAAAAAACCTTTATCATCAAACAACTCAAAGAAATTTAATGCAATCCAAATGATAATACACGTAATTATGAATACCCAAATCATTTGTTACCTCCTTTGTGAATAGGGTTATAACAGTTTCCTTTGTGACAAAGGCTATATCTGCTATCTCCATCGTATTCTAGGTACTCGCAACCTTCGATAATAATTATGTTCAGTGGACTTGCATTTTCCTTAGTTACTATTTGGGTTGCTTGTTTCTGAACTGTTGGTTCTGTGCAACCACCCATCATTCCGATGAGTAATGTTGCTAATAATATTTTTTTCATTTGTTGCCTCCTTAATTTTTATATATTGCTAATACGCCTGGGTTAACCCATTGAGGATTCCATCCAGCAGAATCTAATAAGTCTCCTAATTCATTATGTACACCGAACTCCCAATGTTCATAGTTCTGAGTCCAATAGTTTAGGAGATCGTATCCATTGGATGCAGTAATACCATCCTCTGCACCGATAACGAATGAGTCTTCTGATTCCTCTATCCATCCGTTACCATCTTCCATGATGGACATCTTAGGATACTTCTTCTGTAGTGTTCTGATTAATTGATTCTTGTTCATAATGTACCTCCGTATATTTTCTTTTGAAGAATAACTCGTTGGTATACATCGTATCTGCTGACAACCATTTCAGGATCAGATTCTAACTCTGCCTTTTCTAATTCTTTTTCTACTCTACCTTGCCATTGGTCCATCGTATCATAAAGATAGTCAGACGTTTCTTCCAATTGATAATCGGGTGGTAGGTTTAGTTCGATTGTTGCAGTTTTAGTGAATGTTCTTGTTACTTGTACTTTAATGATTTTTTCCATGATTACTTTTCGTTTAAGATTGTTTTCCATTTGTTGTTAGTGGTGATGTAAGACATCATCTTGTCTGCCCAATAGGGAGTTGATACTTCTTCCAAGTAGGATTCTAATTCATCCAAGCCATATACGAATCTCCAGGCTACAACTTGTTTTGTATAATAGTCAATACACTTAACTTGATATACTCCACGAGGGCGTGAGTTAACTTGAATCACACCCCCGATGGCTTGTTCTCCTATCTTGAAAGACTTCATCATTTGCTTATACCCTTTCCGTTTAGAGTTACAATAGTCTGAGTATTCAATAGGCGATACTCTTTTTTCTTCAAGTCCCATATGGTAAGGTAACCACGCTCGGCTGGTTTATACACTTGAGGTTTAGCATTGGGCTTAAGATGTTTCTTCACACCATATTGTCCGGTGATTTGACGAGTCGATCCGTCTTTCTTGATGAATTCAGCAGAGAAAAATCTCTTGCTCTTGATGATTTCGATTGCTTGTTTAGTGTTCATAATTAATTCAATTGGTTTAGTAATTTGTGAATGTTTTTTAAATCTTTTATTTGTACGTTATACGCATTTATTTGTTCTTGCTCATCGTGAATATCCATAGTAAGTGTTAACTCATCGATTGCATCCTCAAGATGACTGATTTCTTGTGAGATATCTTCTACTGATTCTGTCACAATACATCTCTCCTGGGCAGCTCTTATTTCTAATGCTTCAGCAATTGCTTGGTACTGCTTTTCTGATGCAAACACAGCAACTAATTTACTATGTGACCCTGCGATTGATTGGAAATAAACTTTTATCATTGTGTTTTACTTGTGCAAATATAATATTATTTTTTATAATTCAATACAAATTCGGAATATTGTTCTGCGATTGCTTTGGCGATTCCGGGGAAAGTAGTGTTACGAATTTTTTGTCTCTGAACTGGGTCTGATGTCTTTTGGAATGCATCTGCATACCATTTTGGTTGGCGTTTAATTCTACCTGTCTTTTTGCATTCCCATTCGATAAACTCACCTTTGCTAACTACATCGGTGTGTTCTAACTTGGGCAAGTCTTTAAGCCATAGACAAGTTGACTTTTGGAATGGGTCTCCGAACTGCCAAGGTTGAATAATCTGATCAGGCTTACGATATACAGAGGACATAATACCGATGGGATTCTCTACTGCAATGTGAGGAATATTTGCGTTGATGAGAGTTTGAAAAAATTCAATTGCTTCTGCCCGGTCTTGTTCTCGTGTTGGATACTTATCTTTATATTCGGGTTTGAACCATCTGTTCCCTGCTAAAGTTAGATAGGTACAAGGTGGATGGGCAATCATTAAGTCCCACTCATATGCATTGATGACATTACGCACATCACATTGGTAGTGGTAAGGGCTGTTATCTTCTGATGGTACGATGTCACAAGAGTATGCATTGTGACCAAGTTTACGGAATTCGTTGCGGATTGCACCGGAGAATTCACAAGCGATTAATACATTTAGTTTTATCATTGGTTTTCTTCTATTAATTTGTTGATTTGTTCAAGTGTTTCAATTACTTCAAAGCCACCATTGTTATGGGTGGTTACCCCTACTATTGTGTGCTGTCTTTTTTTCGTGTAATCAGTTGCTTCGGGAACATTATACATATGTCCAATGTGCAAAGGATTTACATACAATGGTTCTTCTACATTACGAAAGAATGTTGTTAGTTTAATTAGTTTCATTGGTTTTTTATTAATTTTTTTGTGATTGCTTTATGCTTTTCTTAATTGTGGGTAATAGATTCCGTCTTCTTTTTTGTACCAATATTCTTCGTGATTAAGAATACCACTAATGTCGTGTGGATGATTTTTAGCGACATCCCACCCAACTTGCGTTTCGTTTACATCTTCTATTAATTGGTTAATACTTTCGATGGCTAAAGCCACCTCATTGGATACACTTGCACCTTCTTGAATCTCGTCTTGGGCTAACCAATAGAGTTCAAGTATTGCTATTTTAAGGTCAGGATACTGTGCGATTTTATCTTGACAGAATCCTCTTAGATAATCTAAGTTCATTTGAATAATTGTTTAAGTTCTTGTTTAATTTGTTTGGCTTTATCACCTCGCCAGGCGGTTGCATTGGATAAGAAATAGGTTACGATTGTTTTGGCTGAGTCCGAACCATAGGTATCGGTGGGTTTGTCTAACCACATCATTGCTGATAGGTATGGCATAGCACCATAGTTAACTTTCTTCCAATCGGCTTTGATATCCGATGCGATTTCGTGAATTGGTCTGTTAGTCATTGTATTCATGGCATTGTTCTGAATTAGTTTGGTAGTCGTTATACATTTCAAGGAAGTCATCTTCATTACGGCAGTCCCATAGTTTGAATGTCCAATACTCTTTCTCATTCTCTGATGCATAGT